ACCCGTATGCCGCGGCGCGTCATTTCCACAAGGTGCGGCAGCAATGCTGTCTCGAGCGCCCAGATATCTTGCACGTTTTCTTGCTGGATCAGGGTTTTGAAATGCGTCCAAAGCTCTAGGGTCAGGACGGCGTCCATCTCGGCGTATTGGCCGACGTACATGGCGGGCAGCTTCCACATTTCGCTTTTTGGATCGACGCCGAAGTCGCGCGCTGCTTGGATCAGGCCCTTTTCGCTTTTGACTTTGCCCAGATAGTCGTAGCCCAAGGCGTTCAGGCTGTAGCTGAATCGGTTCTCGTCCAGCAGGTTGGCCGTGACCATGGTGTCGATCACCCTGCCGTTGACGTCGAAGCCCTCGGCCCGCAGCCAGCCCAGATCGTACTGCGCATTGTGCATGATTTTATCGGCATTATTTGCTAGTACTTTTTTTAGCCACCTTTTGACGATGTTTTCGTCAAGGTTTCCGCCGCCAAAGTGTTTGACGGGCAGGTATCCTGACCAAAATGACGTGGCCACGGCGTAGCCGATGACTTCGCCGTCCTTTGTGGGCCAGCCTGGGCCTTTGTTTTTGAGGTTCGGGTCGCGCGTTTCGACGTCGATGGCGATTTCTTTTGCGGCAGACAGGTCCGGAAGCTCGTCCGGCGGCACCCATTCAGGATTATTGGTGAACATGGGTATCTGCAAATTCATCTCCATTATATCTTGTCCTTGGAAAAGCTTCCGCCAAGAGCGGAGTAACCGCATTTGTCGATCCATGAATCGGCGTGGTTCAGTGTCTTTAGCAGACGCGCGGTCTTCAACCAATCCCTCATCTAAGCAACGTGCTGCTCCGTCAGGTAGCCGTGCGTGTCCATCGCTGATGCCACGATGGCGTTCCAGCCTTCTGAGATAAGATAAAAATTGTCTTTGGCATCGCCGTAATCTATCGCTCTCTGCCCTGAGATCAGCTCTTTGGCGGTGTCGAGTATTTCATCGCGGGTCACAGCATGTAGCTCCTTGTGACGTCTTCGGGTTCAACAATAAAGAGGTTTTCCTTGGTCCGTGTCACGCCGACATAGAACACGCGGTGGAGATCATCGCCGTATTCGTTCAAGGCGGCTTGGCTCAGGTCCGTGAACAGCACGACGTTGTCGGCCTCCCCGCCCTTTGTGCCGTGAATCGTGGACAGGCGGATGCGGGGCTTGGCATTGAACTTCTCGCCGCTGCGCAGCATTGCGCTAATGTAAACGCGATCAACATCGGGCAGATTGTCCAGCGCGTCGAACCACGCCAGCTCGTCGCCCACGCAAAGCCCGTATTGCAGATGCAGGGTAGGCAGGTCAAACATCTTCCCGTCATCCATGTCAGAAAAGCGCTTGAAGCCGCGGGAGATGCGTTTGCCGTTCCCTGACATGTAGTCGTAGATGCTTTGTGCGGCGGCCATTGTGATCTGGCGGCCTTTGCGCAGCTGCTCCCACCCGTTCACTGCCGTGCTGGTCTTCTCTGAAATGGACCGATGGCCGTTGCGCTCGAACAGCAGGCCGGCGTTTTTGAGGTCTTCGATCACGGGGGACAGCATGTAGTTGGCTTGCGCCATGATCAGCCACGTGCCTTGCGTCATATCCGCTTCCGCTAGGCCGTATATGCGCCGCACAGAGCCCTTCTCCGGCCGTGGGCGGTAGACCTTAGGGAAACGGTTCGAGATACGCCCAGCGATCTGTTCTGCCACGGCGTGGACGCTTTCTGGCACGCGGTAGGACTGCTCCAGAACTTCTGATCCGCCATTGAGGTTGATGAAGTGGTCGACGTCGGCCCCCGCCCACCTGTAGATGGCCTGGTCGTCGTCGCCTGCGGCGTACATCCGCGTGCTGCGCGCGTCGAGGCTGTGGGCGATGTCCCACTGCAGGGGCGACAAATCCTGCGCTTCGTCCATAAAGCAAAGCGCGAACGACGGGCAGGTGTGGATGCCTTTTGTGGCAAACTCTTCCAAAATGTCGGTGTAGTCATAGAGCATGTTGGACTGCTTGTACGCGTTGTAGGCCCGCTGGACGTAGGACACCTCTTCCCATGTGTGCATGATGCTGGACAGGTCGTATTGCTTGCGCAGCGATACCTTCCGGAGCCGCGCAAGGTTGATCAGGGACAGGATCGGGTGGTCCGACGTCACCACTTGCTCCAGATCGTCTTCAAACGCTTTGGTCACGGTCAGGGACATCCCGACGCGATCCGACAGATCGTCGAAGTTTTCCTTCTGCATGAGCTGCGACGACTTGATCGTGCTCAAGCGGAATGCAAGAGAGTGCAGGGTCCGGAAATACGGCAGGTCAGTCTCCGGATTCAGGTTGAACTTCGTCGTCGCTCGTTCCTTCGCTTCCATCGCGGCCTTCCGGGTAAAGGCTAAAAAGGCAATATTTTTTGAACTGACACCCTCGGCCATGGCTGACTCGCAGATGTTCAGGAGTGTTGTAGTTTTTCCAGTTCCTGGCGGTCCGAATATGCGTAACATCGTATCCAACCTCTTCAAGCGCTTGTAGGATGATTTTCATCGTGGCCATGCCGGTGTTTGGCTGCTTCAGGACTTCGGCCGGCTGCACGTGCTCCAGAAAGTGCGGGATCGGCATCGAGTCCATGCGGTTGAACGACACGAACCGTGAGAGGCGGGCAATGTTCAGCTCTTTCAGGGCCTCCATGGTCTTGGGCTTCCTTTTGCGCTTGAACCATCTTTCGCGCGACAGGTACGTCATCTTGTACTTCTTCACCAACTGGCGCGCGCGTTCTCTGGAGACCCCCAGCTCGGCGCCCACGGCGCGCAGGGTCCGCTTCTCTAGGCACTGCATCTCATACGCCTTGCGCGCGCGCCGGTAGGTGTTGTCGTTGATGTTCAAAAGTTTGTCCCGAAGTTTCATCAGAAAGGTGACTCCTTGTTTTGTCCAAATTCGGGCGTGTCTATTTCCACGACTGCACTGTTGAATGACGGGATCGTCCACACGCGCACGGACTTGCCCTTGATTTTTATCACGACGCTTTCGCCGTTGATGTCGCGCAGGCGCTGCGCGATCTTGTGGCTCTTATATTCAAAGAACTTGTTCTTGCGCAGGTGCGCCTCAAAGTCCTTGAGCCTGAAGTATGTCCTGCCGTCCTCTTCGCTGTTGAACGGGCGCCGCAGGAGTATCTCGTCGCGCACAACAGCTTGCTGCATTGTGGTACAGAACTCTTCCAAGAAATCGTAGAACTGCCCGTCGATTGACGCGTCCTCCGACACCTCGACAATCGCGCCCTCGGTCTCCACCATGTCCTTGAGGAGCTGGTTGATGCGGGCCTCCCATTGATTGCGGGCCGCGGTCTTCGGCATGTGGTTCAGCTGGTCCACACAGGAGCGTTGGAACGCCGCTTGGCTCATAAGCCCGTCTGTATCCAGCTCCAGTGGCTCGCCGTTGACGTCAAGAAACCAGATCGGCGGCGTTGAATTGTACTTGCGCAGGTTAGCCACGACCGACGACGACACCGCCGCCCCGATCCCGAATTTGCGCGTGCGGCATTCCTCCGCGTTGCAGTAAGGCGCAATCGGCGCGTCCTTGCACTTGAAGGCGTAATCCTTTTTCATTACCTGCTTGGCGACGATGTTGACCTCGCTCAGCGGCAGAGGCGGGTCAAGATACAACATGTTGTGCGTCATCAGCTCTGTTTCCCAAGAGTCGGGATACGCCTTGCGCAAATAGACGCCCAGATTAAACAGGCCGTTGTTCCGGCCGCCTTCGCTGATCTTTATCTTGGCCAGGTGCTGCAAGCACGGCGGACCGTCAGGGATCGGCATGTCCGGCCGCTCTTCAACCGTCAGCGCTGTCAACTGTTCGGATGTGATCCGATGCGCGTCGTACAGCGTAAAAAACTCGTCCAAGGTGGCGGCAGAGCCGTCATCGTTGAACGCGTACCGCAGGCCGCTGTCCGCGTTGTAATAGGGCAGGTTCAGGAAATTCCCGACATCCCCGCGATCCAGAAACAGGCGTATCTGTTTTGGGAAAACTTCGGTGCCGCCATGGCCCAAGGCGGAGGCAATCTGGTTCAGGGTCTTCTGCATGTTTTTGGCGGAAACCCATTCCGACGTAAACAGGAACATGTGCGCCCCGCCCGACTTTGAGCGGCACACCACCAGCGGCAGCTTCATTTTGCGGACGCGCTCAACCAAGACTTTGTGGTCCAAGGGATACTGATCAATGTCGATGCAGCCCCAGACACACTGGTTGTCCTCGTTGATCGGGATAATGCCGATGCCCGTGCCTTTTCCGGACAGGTGCCCTTCCCAGAGTTCCGCGGTCCGCGGTTCTTGGACAATGCTGGCCTTGCCTACATTCTTGCCGTTGGCTTGCTTGCGGTCGACACGATAGGTGCCGTAGGCCAGCTGCAGCCCTTGGAAGACTTCAGCGAATTTGGTTGCGTGGGACATAAATACCTCGGAGTGTTCGAAACGGTGGAGGGGCCTCTATGCGAGGCCCCTGCGCAAAGATCAAAACGGGATATCTTTGTCGTCGCCGTTGTCGTCGCGGTTGACGTAACCGCTTTGCACTTCTCCGTCTTGGCTGTGCTTGACCTCGACATCGCCGCGGCTGATGCTTTCGGCGAATACTTTGGCCTGCATGTAGAGGGATGCGTCTTGCACGACGCCTTCGAGGGACACCTCCCAGCCATGCCACGAGCCCTTGCTGTTTTCTTCAGAGCTGGACTTCAGGACATAGATGTTGGAGTAGCGCGGCATTTGGAACGGGCCGTTCTTTCCGATGGCGGTGCGCCCTTGGATCATGGAGTTCCACTTGCGGCCCTTTTTGAGCTGTGTGGACTTCATTGCGATCAGCGCGGGCTGGGCAGAACCGTCTTCGTTGACCACCAGGACGAAATGCTGCTGGGTGTCTTCGATGTAGGTGCCGTTGCCGCCGACCACATACTCGCGGTTGTCTTCCTTTGAGCGCTCGGTCCGTGGACGGTTGTCGTCTGGTGTAAAGATATTTACAGGTGCGCCACTGCCCTGACCGCGCGGGGCCCATTCGATGAAGCGGCGCTGATAGGCGCAAGGGATGACGCGCACGCCTTCCTTGCCCTTGTAGATATCGCCGGTCACGGTGTTGTAGATATCGCCCTTACGCAGCTCTTCGAGGTCGTCCAGCAACGGGTCAAGACCAGAGATGATCTTGAGGAACGGCAGCGCAAGATCTTCTTGGCCGACATTCTCGTTGCCTGCACCGGCATCGTTTTCGAACATGGTCGCATCGAACACCGCGACATCTGTTTTTGCGTCTTCTTTGGTTGCAACTGATTTGCTAGCCATGATTATTTACCCTTCTTGATGATTGCACGTTGGCCGATGAAGGCCCCGAATAGGTCCATCGGGAACTCGTCTCCCGCTTCAATTCTCTCTCGCACCCACGCCTTCAATGTGGAAGCGTGAACGTCTTCTTTCTGCTGGGGCTCATAGCCCTGCTGGACGGCCATGTCGCGGAAACTGTGCGCCAAGTCGTCCTCGCCGCGACCGAATGTGCAGGTCACGGAGTTTTTGATGATATCGTCAAAGCCTTGGCCGCGCAGCCATTCAAAGGCTTCGGCTTTTCGCGCTATCGGGATAGAGGCGCCATAGAGCTGCCGCACCTCGACTTTGGCACCGTCCTCCAGCGTGAAGGATTTCATGCCCAGTTCTTCCATCGCCGCAGGCAGGAGCTCGTCGGTCAGACCGGTCAGCTCTTCTTTGGCTTTTTTGAGAAAAGCTTCGGCCCGTTCGACAAGGGCCTCGGACTCCCGTATTTTTTGAGCAAGGATAGCAACGGACTTGAGACCGTCCCCGCTTAAAGATTCTGCGGGCGATGCGCCGGCGTCCTCTTCGAAAAGATTTAAGATGTCGCTCATGTGTTCTCCTGTTTCGTGTGTCGCGTGTAAAGGGGTTTTTTGCCCCTTGCTTATCGCATATAATCGTATATAAAAGCGGCGTCAAGAGGGAAAATAGCTATGTATGAATACAAAACCAAGCCTTATGAGCACCAGGTCAGCGCCTTCGAGCGGTCGTGGGACAAACCATACTGGGCGTTGCTCATGGAAATGGGGACAGGGAAGAGCAAGGTAACTGTCGACACCATTGCAGCCCTGTTTGAAAACAAGCGCATCGACACAGCCCTAATCATCGCCCCTAAAGGCGTTTTTGACAACTGGGTTCGGACAGAAATCCCTGTGCACCTGCCGGACCGCATTCCGCACAAAATTCTACGGTGGCAGCCGAACATAACGAAGAAGTATCAAGAGGAGCTGCGCGACTTCGCTCTGCCCGAGCGCCGGAAGCGGGACGTGCTGCACATCTTTGTGATGAATGTCGAAGCGCTGTCCACAAGCAAAGGCGCCAAGACCGCCGAAGCCTTCCTGAAGTACAATCCAGACTGTCTCATGGCCGTGGACGAAAGCACGACGATCAAGAACCGCAAGGCGCAGCGCACCAAGAACGTCGTAAAGTGCGCCCGCCTTGCCAAGTACCGCAGAATCCTGACGGGATCGCCGATCACGAAGTCCCCGATGGACCTCTTCTCGCAATGCGATGTGTTGTCCCCGCAGGCTCTGGGGTCCTCCAGCTATTTTGCCTTCCAAAACCGCTACGCTGTCATCCAAACCCGCAAAATGGGGCACCGCAGCTTCCAAGAAATCACCGGATACCGGCGGCTGGACGAGCTCAACGAGCGGTTGGAAACCTTCAGCACCCGCGTCCTCAAAGAGGACTGCCTCGACCTGCCCGCCAAAATCTACCTGCGCCGCGAGATCGAACTGACCGACGAGCAGCAGAAAGCTTACGCGCAAATGAAGAGCCTCGCTCTGGCCCAGCTGGAAAGCGGCGAGATGTCCACCACCCAGTCGGTCCTGACACAGATCATGCGACTGCAACAGATATGCTGCGGGTTCCTGCGCACCGACGAAGACGAGCTCATCCCCCTGAAGAACAACCGCTTGAACGAGCTCATGGATATCGTTGAGGAGGTCCAGGGCAAGGTCATCGTGTGGGCCACTTGGAAACACGACATCCACGCCATCACCGATGCTTTGCGCAAACGGTTCGGCCCCGACTCCGCCGCCGCGTATTTTGGCGAAACCCCGCAGGAAGACCGCTCCGCCATCATCTCCGCGTTCCAAGACCCGCGGTCCGCGCTCCGTTTCTTCGTCAGCAACAGGACGGGCGCCTACGGGATCACCCTGACCGAAGCGCGGACCATGATATATTATGCCAACAGCTATGACCTAGAAGTGCGCCTGCAGTCCGAGGACCGCGCCCATCGGATTGGGCAGAAGCACAACGTGACCTACATCGACCTTGTCGCACCGCGCACGATTGACGAAAAAATCCTTCAAGCGTTGCGCGACAAGGTGAACATTGCGGGCCGCGTTTTGGGCGAGGACGCCCGAAACTGGCTCGTTTAGCGTAACCCGAGCGATCCGATCCCCTGCTGCATTTCACGCTGCTGCATTTCACGCTGCTGCATTTCACGCTGCTGCATCAAGGGGGCGATGGCGTCGTTCGGGAACAGCGCGGCGTAGCTGGCGCGCGGTGAGGCAGCCGCCCCCTGCTGCACGGGAGCAGGGGGCGGCGCTTGCACGGGCGCTGCTGCGGGCGGGAGGTTCCCGGCTGGCGGCGCACTCGGAGCAACTGGTGGCGCGACGGGTTGTGGCCGGACGCTGTCCAGATAAGACTGGATGTCTGCTGTCGCAGCACCAATCTGTTCCGGGGTTTCAAGAGCTTGCGCTGCGAACGGGTCCCCCACTGGGGCACGTACCGCGCCCTCTTCCTGCTCTGGCAAAGCGATGATGCCCGCGTTGTACAAGAAACCGTTCAGCTGGTTGTTGAACCGGCGCTGCGTCAAAACGGTCTGCGGCCGGCCTTTTGTCAACAGAAGCCCCATGAAGTCGGGGTTGACCACCGCCTCGTCCACGATGTTGCGCAGATAGGTAGTCGGCATGCGCTCAAAGACATTTCTGGTAAACCGGACACCTGCGCCAGCTTCCACGATACCGCCAGGGCGGCCCGTGATCTGCTGGCCCGCCGTGCGGCCCACGGCCGAACCGATCAAGCGCGTCACGAGATCAAAGACGGCGCCGGGGGCGTCAACGAGGATGTCGTCCAGCATCGGGCCGCCGGTGTTGATCGCATCTTGTATCTTCTCTGCTTCGCGCAAGAAAGCGTTGAGCCGCGTGGCTTCAGCGTCGCTAAGGATGTTCCCGTCCCGCAGCACGCCTACGACGGACGGCTGCCGACGCGACATCGGCTCTGTCAGAAAAGTGCGGAACCGGTCAAAGCTGAAGTTGCCCTCCGGACTGGTGGAGTAAACAATAGCGCGGTCCAGCACCGCATCGCGCAGCCCGGCCCGCGCTTGAGGGGCAATGTCGCCGCTGGTGTTCACCAACTTGACCAAGCCTTGCAGATTCTTCACAGCGTCAGGGGATCGCCCGCCGCCGGGCTCGCCAATCGCAATGGCGATTGCTCCTGCGGGCGTTTCGTCGTTGCCCAAAACAGCGCGGAGCGCCCCTTGGTTGGCCAAGAATTTGGCCTCCACCGAATTGACGTCCGTCACATTGCGCAGCAACTGCTCTGCGGTCAGCGCGTTGGTTAGATCGTCCCGAAGCTGCGGAAATTGCTCTAAGGTGGCGGCGTTGTTGCGCGCAAATCGGGCCAAGGCAACAGGGTTGACCCTGCCTGTCTCTGGATTTACCGCGCTCTCCGCGGCGAG